GCGGAGTACCTCAAAGCAGGGAAACTACCGCGCTGCATCTTCAACTCTGAGCAGCATGAAGTTGTGCTTGCGCACATGGTCATCTTGTTGTTTGAAGGATGGCTTAAGAGTGCGAGGCCGACTTTTAAGGGGTTGACACAGTCTGAGAGAGCTAAACCTTTCGAAGAAGCTGCAGCTATCCTCGGCACGGACATGCATGTCGTGCTGTTAGATGGGGAAGCATTTGACGGGAACAAGGTCAAGGATGATTTCGACCAGTTCGCCAGTCTGCTCTCCTTGCTGGCGCTGTTGCGCCCGCACGCACCGCTTAACGCCTTTCTTCGTCGGGAGGGCGTCAAGGCCAGGGTGTTGGGAGGGAAGCTGAGGTCTATGGAGGCCCGGCTACCTAGCGGAGTATCGTTCACTTCGTGCATCAATGCTGTTGACACCATGAAGGTGGCGTATGTGTTGTGCACGCTTGTGTTGAGACTGTCCCCCACAGACTGGATTGTGCTACCGGAAGGTGACGACAACGCTTTGTGTCTCCGACTTACCGCATGGCTCCGTGTGAAGGAGCAGCTTGCGGAGGCGGTGACACGCACGGGCGTTTTGACGAGGAAGCGGCTGAAGATCGAGGGTGAAGGACCCTGGATTAACGGTAGCTTGCCTCATGTCGGTAGCCTGATGGGATGCTACAACGGTGTAGGCTATGCGTTCCATTCGTGGTCGCGTATGTGCCTCAAGGCGACGGTGTGCGTTGGCAGTGTAGAGGACATTGCCCAAGCCGCTGGCATGATTGTTGCTCGAGCCGATGCGCTCGTGGACCGCTATGATGGCTGCCCGGTTGGGTGGCGTTTGGCGAACCACGTGCGGTGTCTGGCTGACACGCTCATGTCTAAGGCGCACCGGTCAGCCGAGGAGGAGTACGCGTATGGTGTGTATAAGACACACAAACGCTGGGCCAGCCCACCGGACGATGAAACGCGCGCGGCGTATGCCGTTGTCGTGCGCGTCCCGGTGTGGAAGCAGGAGTTGCTTGAAGACAGCATAGAGTTCGCCACCAGGCATGGGCAATGGTGTGTGGACCTCCGCCACGTTGTGGCAATGTAGTCTGGCAGTCTGCAAGGGTTCATTAACATGCCGC